AATTGAACAACCGTATTATGAAATTCTTATAATTAGTAACCGAAAAGGAAACCAATATGGCACTCTTTACACCGTCCGAATCTCCTGCGGTTGTCGTCAAAGAAATAGACCTGACTGGCGGTGTGCCAAATGTCCAGTCGTCTACAGGCGCAATTGTAGGTAATTTTAGATGGGGTCCTGCTTTAGAGCGCAAGTTAATCTCTAACGAAGAAGAGTTAGTAGAAACTTTTGCCTCGCCAGACTCCGCTAATACTATCGATTTCCATAACGCAGCATACTTTTTGCGTTATTCAAATTCACTTCAAGTGGTAAGAAATGTTACATCAGCTGCAAAAAATGCAAGATCTACTACAGGTCAGACTTCTGCAGACAGTGATGGAACTCTTCCATCTGAAATAGTTAAGAATCTTACTGATTTTAATACACAGAAAGCAGCATTAGATTCTGATAAACACACATTTATTGGTAAGTATCCTGGTGCTTTAGGTAACAGCTTACAAGTATCAATGTGTCCACCAGACACAACAGCATTTGACGCTTGGACATACAAAGCATCATTTGATACAGTACCTGGTACAAGTACTTACGCATCAGGCAAAAACGCTTCAAATGATGAGGTTCATGTTGCTGTTATTGACAAAGATGGAGCATTTACAGGTACGAGAGGCACCGTACTTGAAACATATCCTTACTTGTCAGTTGCATCAGATGCGAAGAACCCAGATGGAACTAATAACTTTGTGATTGATAATATCAACACAAGATCAGAATATGTCTGGATGATTGACTTTGACTCGAATTACAAAAACTCAGCGGCCAATGCTGGTACAACAGCTGATAGTGGTGATAATTTTGACAACGGATTGACTACAGCAACGAACTATGATTTTGCAAAAGGTATCAATTCAGGTTCATTTACTACTACTGAAGTTCTAGGTGGCTTTGATTTATTTGAAGATAAAGATATTGTTGAAGTAGATTTCTTAATTGCACCTGGTATGGTCACAAGAACAGATCAAACTACTGTTGTTAATGATTTGGTTGCAACAGCACAAAGCCTTCGTAAGGATTGTGTGGTAGTAGCTTCACCAGCAAGAAATGATGTTGTTAATGTATCTACAACTGCGACTTCAGTATCAAATGTTGTAACAACTGCGAATACCTTAACAGCTTCGTCTTATTTGATTTATGACGGAAACTACCTTAAAACTTACGATAAATTTAATGATCAATTCATTGAAATTCCTGCTGCATCTTCTACAGCTGGTATTATGGCTGCAACTGATCTCAACCGTGCTCCTTGGTTTTCACCAGCTGGTACACGAAGAGGTCAATATTTAGGAATTACTGCAATTAACTACACCCCAACAAAAGCTCAAAGAGATACTCTCTATAAAGCTGGTGTAAACCCCATTGCTAATATTCCTGGTCAAGGTACAGTCTTGTTTGGTGATAAAACTAAGCTGGGCAGGCCTTCGGCATTCGATCGTATTAACGTACGGCGTCTCTTCTTGGTTCTTGAAAGAGCTATCAGTAGAGCAGCCGAACAAGTAATGTTTGAATTCAATGATGAGTTCACCAGAGCTGAGTTCGTTAATATTGTAGAGCCAGTACTAAGAGAAGTAAAAGGCAGACGTGGTATTACAGATTTCAAGGTTGTGTGTGATGAAACAAACAACACACCTGCTGTAGTTGATAGAAATGAATTCATTGCAAACATCTTCATCAAGCCGGCTCGTTCAATCAACTATGTCACTCTCAACTTTGTGGCAGTTAGAACTGGCGTCGACTTCGAAGAAGTCGTTGGCACAGTTTAATAGCGCCTAAGGAGAAATAAGATGGCAGTATTAGGAGTTGATGATTTTAAGTCCAAGCTGAGAGGTGGTGGCGCTAGACCCAATTTGTTCAAAGCGACCATTAATTTCCCAGGTTATGCAAACGGTGATCCTGAGTTGACCTCATTCCTTTGTGAGACAGCTCAGCTTCCAGGATCTACGATGGGTACAATTATTGTTCCCTTCCGTGGTAGACAGCTCAAGATGGCTGGTGACCGTACATTTGATGTATGGACAGTCAATATTATTAACGATACAGACTTTGCGGTTCGTAATTCGTTAGAGCGTTGGATGAACGGTATGAATGCTCATTCAGCAAATACCGGTCTGACAGCACCTGTTGCATATGAGGCAGATCTTAGAGTAGAGCAACTTGATAGAGATGGAAGTCAGTTGAAAGAATATATCTTTAGAGGTGCATTCCCAACTGATCTTGCTCCTATCGATGTGGGATATGGATTGAATGATGAGATTGAAAGGTTCGCTTGTACCTTCCAATATCAGTACTTTGATTCGTTAAGCCCAGCTACAACCACATAACTAAATAGCAGAGGGCCAGCCAGTCTGGCCCTCTTTACTCTAATTAGGAATTTATGATGGCAGAAACATATAGCGGTAACGGCAGATCCTTAAAACTATTTGGATTTGAAATTAAAAGAGCGGAAGCTGAGGATCCCAAGAAGAGACCCTCAATTGTTCCTGCGCGTGATGATGATGGCGCAGGTTATGTAACAGCAGCCGGTACTCACTATGGCCAATACATCAATATTGATGGAGATGACTCTAAAGATAATTATCAGTTAATTATGAAGTATCGTGGTGTATCAATGCATCCTGAAGTAGATATGGCAATTGAAGACATTGTTAACGAGTCTATTGCAGGTGGTGCTCTTGAACAGTCCATTGATATCAATATGGATAATCTTGAAGTTAGTGATGCAATCAAAAAACAAATTAAAGAAGAATTCGATAACATTTATGCTATGCTCAACTTCAACGAGTTGGGACACGACATTTTTAGAAGATGGTATGTTGACGGTAAACTATTCCATCATCTTGTTGTGAATGAATCTAATCTCAAAGCTGGTATCGTGGAGATTCGTCCTATTGATAGTGCCAAGATGAGAAAGGTAAAACAAGTTAAGAAAAAGAAGGACCCTGAAACAGGAGTTAATCTTATTGAAAAGATTGATGAGTATTACATCTATCAAGAGAAGCCAGGACAAGCTAACTCTGGTGTTAAACTTACATTAGATTCTGTTTCGTATTGTACTTCTGGTCTTCTTGATGAAGGTCGTAAAAAAGTTATATCATATCTTCACAAAGCATTAAAACCAATTAACCAATTAAGGATGATGGAAGATGCTTTGGTTATCTACAGACTTGCACGTGCGCCTGAAAGAAGAATGTTCTATATTGATGTTGGTAACATGCCTCGTGGTAAGGCCGAGCAATATATGAAGGACATTATGGCTCGTTACCGTAACAAGTTAGTATACGATGCTAAGACAGGTGAGATTAGAGATGACCGAAAGCATCAATCAATGATTGAAGATTTTTGGCTTCCTAGACGTGAAGGAGGAAGAGGTACAGAGATCTCAACATTACCAGGTGGACAAAATCTTGGTGAATTAGATGACGTCGTTTATTTCCAAAAGAGATTGTATCGTTCTTTGAATGTTCCAATCAATAGACTTGAACAAGAAGCTCAGTTTAGTCTTGGAAGATCTACAGAAGTATCAAGAGATGAATTGAAGTTCCAGAAGTTTATTGATAGACTTCGTACAAGATTTGCTAATATGTTTTATGATATTCTCAAGAAGCAGTTGGTGCTCAAAGGAGTGATTACAGATCCTGATTGGAACTTGATGAAGAATGATATTGTATTAGATTATGTACGAGACAATCATTTCACAGAATTAAAAGATGCTGAATTACTTAGAGAAAAATTACAGACGTTGGATCAGATTTCTAACTATGTTGGAGAATATTTCTCTAAAGAGTGGATTCGGAAAAATGTTCTTCATATGTCTGACGAAGATATAGAACAGATTGATAAACAGATAAGTGGTGAAGGTGAAGAAGAGCCACAAGAAACACAAGAAGCAGCTCAACTAGTTCAATTTAAGGAGAATAAATTATGAGTGAAGCAGCAGAAGATCTTCAACAGGAGATCGAAACTAGTCCATATCATGACTTGATTAACAGTGCATTAAATCAAGATTTCAATAAAGCAAATGAAATCTTCGGTGATATGATGACTGTAAAAATGGGCGATCTATTAGATCAAGAGAAAATTAAGCTGGCAGGACAGATCTACAATGGAGAAGAACCTGACGACGAAGACGAAGACGATTCGCAGCTCGAACTTGACCTTGAAGCAGAGGATGACGATGAAGAGGATCAAGATGAGCAGGTACAAGAACCCGACAGTGTACAATCCGAATCCGAGGCCAATTAAATATTAGTCTGAGTAGAAAATAATAAAATTATAAATAAACGGTAGAACGAGAAATGAAAACTTTTTCGCAATTACGAGAACTAACTGGAAGAAAGCCTGAAGGCGAAGTAGTCTTTAATAAGAAAGTAGGCAGAATTCAAGTTATGATTTACAAAGAGCGCAATGGATTTGTTGCGTATGTAGATGGTGATAGGTTGGATAGATATCGTTCTAAGAAGGAAGCTGAAAAAGCTGCCACAGAATTTGTTAAACAGTTTAAGGGAATGAAATAATGGAATTTAAACCACTAGCAGCAAAAGCCGTCGCGAACGGTGGTGCAGCAGCAACTGACCTGGGTAATGCTACTGTAGTATATGCAATGGCTACTGCCGCATCAACTGTTACATTAGCTGGTGGCGCAACATTTCAGATGGGAGCTAATCAAGCTCTTATCTTTCATAAAGAAAAAACTGAAAAGGTTCATGCAAGTAGTGCAAATGTGCACTTCACAAAAATTGCATATCCAAGGAGTTAATAATGAAGCTGATTGCTGAATATACTGAAGATCAATTAGAATTTTTTACCGAAGAAAGAAACGGTAAGAAAAATTACGCCATTGAAGGTGTATTCATGTCAGCTGAACAGAAGAATCGTAACGGTCGTATATATCCTCGTTCAGTGATGGAAAATGCTGTAGGTAACTATGTGCAAGATCAAGTATCAAAAGGACGGGCAGTAGGTGAATTGAATCACCCTGAAGGACCGACTGTTAATTTAGATAAGGTTTCTCACAAGATCGAAAAGCTCGATTGGTCGGGTAATGATGTTGTGGGTAAAGCAACCATTTTGGAAACTCCAATGGGTCAAATTGTAAAAGGTTTGCTCGATGGCGGTGTCAAATTGGGTGTTTCGACTCGTGGTATGGGAAGTTTGCAACGCGGTAATGACGCCATGGTCGTCAAAGACGACTTCATGCTTAATGCAGTAGATATTGTTCAAGATCCAAGTGCACCTAGCGCTTTTGTTAATGGAGTAATGGAAGGTGTAGATTGGATATGGAACAACGGCATTATCGAAGCACAGACTATTGAAAAAATGGAGACTGAAATTAAGAAAGCTCCACGCGCTGATCTCTATGAGACTCAGGTTCGTGAGTTTAAGAATTTCCTCTCGTTGCTCAAAAATAAATTGTAAAAGGAGTCAATTATGACTGAAGATCAAAACATTGAAGATCAGGAAGTTGAACTCCATGACGATGACAACGAAGTCGTGGAAGAAGCTCACGATCCAAAAAACGCTGAGGCACAATCTGTAGCATCTATTGATGCTGCTGGCAATGCTGGTAAGACTGCACCAAAGCGTAAAGGCGATCAAAGTAAAAAAGATCCGATGCAAAAGATGCCTGGAACCAAAGCTGGTATGATGAATGCTGCTATGGGTAAAATGTCAGGTATGAATAAAGAAGATCTTAAAGTAGCTCTTACTAAGCTAATGGCTGAAGAGACTGTAGAAGAGAACGTAGCACAAGCTCCTGAGCTTAACTACGAAGCAGACTTCTCCGGTGATCTCAATGCTCTAATTGCTAACGAAGCAACACTGAGTGAAGAGTTCAAGGATAAGGCATCTGTAATCTTTGAAGCAGCTATCAAGTCAAAACTCTCAGAAGAAATCGATCGTCTGGAAGAGAAGTACAACGAAGAACTCAATGCAGAAATTACTGCTACTAAAGAGGACCTCGTAGAGAAAGTTGACAGCTACTTAAACTACGTAGTTGAAGGCTGGATGGAAGAAAATAAAGTAGCCATTCAGACAGGCCTTCGCACTGAGATTGCTGAGAACTTTATGAACGGAATGAAAGATCTGTTCACAGAGTCTTACATCGACGTGCCTGAGTCAAAGGTCGACCTAGTTGACGAACTTGCCGAATCAGTTGAAGAACTTGAGGAGAAGCTCAATGATACAACTGGTAAAGCAATCGCGATGGCTGAGGAGCTCGAGACATACAAGAAGGATGCTATCATTCGTGAAGCATCACGTGATCTCGCAGAAACTCAGATCGAAAAGCTCAAGTCCCTTGTAGAAGATGTTGACTTCGATGATGAAGAGACTTTCGCTAAGAAAGTAGCTACTATCAAAGAATCATACTTCGACAAGAAGGCTTCAACAGAGTCTGCTGTGCTTGATACAGATGAAGAAAGCGATGATATCGTAGAAACATCTGGCTCGATGGCTCAGTACCTCGCAGCCCTTAATAAAACCCAATAATAGGAGTCCGAGAAATGCATAATGTAGTTTCTTACGATCATCTTATCGAAAAGTGGGCCCCGGTACTTAACTCTGAGTCCGCAGGCACCATTCAAGATAAGCACAGAAAAGCAGTAACAGCTGCTATTCTGGAAAACCAGGAGATTGCTCTTAAAGAAGAAGGTCTGATGACCGAAGCTGCTCCAGGTAACAACACAACTTCTGCTGCTAACTGGAACCCAGTTCTTATTGCTCTGGTTCGCCGCGCTATGCCAAACCTGATGGCCTATGACATTTGTGGCGTTCAGCCAATGTCTGGTCCAACTGGCCTGATCTTCGCAATGAAGTCACGCTACCAGGGTGGTTCAACATCTAACCGTGAAGCACTGTTCAACGAAGCAGAAACCAGATTCTCTGGTGACTCTGCTGCAACTCACGACTCTGATAACCCATCAGGTCTGAAGAGTATTGCAGACGGTGACGGCGATTCAACAATCGACGATTCACGTGGTACAGCAATCTTCGGTGGTGGTATGCCAACCGACGATGCAGAAGCACTTGGTTCAACAGGTGGTTCGGCATTTAACGAGATGGGCTTTACCATCGAAAAGGCAACAGTCACAGCCAAGAGCCGTGCACTGAAAGCCGAATACTCACTTGAACTCGCTCAGGACTTGAAAGCTATTCATGGCCTGGACGCTGAGACTGAGCTGGCAAACATTCTGTCAACTGAGATCCTGGCTGAGATCAACCGTGAAGTAGTTCGTACACTGAACACCCAAGCTAAGACTGGTTGTTTGACAACTAACACAGCTATCAATGGTATCTTCAACGTCCAGTCGGATGCTGATGGCCGTTGGTCAGTTGAGAAGTTCAAAGGCCTTATCCTGCAGATCGAGCGTGAAGCAAACGTAATTGCTAAAGAGACTCGTAGGGGTAAAGGTAACTTCATGGTATGTTCATCAGACGTAGCATCTGCTCTGTCTGCATCTGGCATGCTTGACTACTCACCTGCAATGTCAACTAACCTTAACGTAGATGACACGGGCAACACTTTTGCTGGTGTACTTAACGGCCGTATGCGTGTCTACATTGACCCGTATGCACAGAACGATTACGTCAACGTCGGATACAAGGGTACTAACCCATACGACGCTGGTGTGTTCTACTGCCCATATGTACCTCTTACGATGGTACGTGCAGTTGGTGAGGATACATTCCAGCCAAAGATTGGTTTCAAGACACGCTACGGCATGGCTTCGAACCCATTTGTTGGTGCAACACCTGCTGATGGTCTGGCTGCTGTTAAGAGTAACCAGTACTACAGAATCTTCCGCGTGGACAACATCCTCGGCGCGTAAGAAGACAAAAAACTTTACTACTGGAGCGGCTTCGGCCGCTCCTTTTTTTGGCTAAACGGATATAAATAGAGTCATGGCAAAGATAAGTGAAAATACAGAAGTAGCATTACCTCTTAGAAATATCATATCAATGATCGCAGCAGCTGTTGTTGCAGCTTGGGCATATTTTGGAATCATTGAGCGATTGAACAAAATAGAGACAGAGATCACTATGATGGAAGCTGACCTAGGTCAGAACACAGAATTTAGGATCAAATGGCCAAGAGGTGAGATGGGTAGTTTACCAGCTGACAGTGAACAGTTTATGTTGATTGAGCATCTTGCAGGAGAACTTGAAAAACTTACTACTGAGATAGAAAGCGGTCAAGCTCCATTTGATCAACAGCAAAAACTTACATTAGAATTTTATGAGAAGAGAATTAATAATTTAGAAGAAGCAATAGAAAAACTTAGAAACGGATCATACAAGCCATGATAGAAGCATCATTTGTTTTGTTAATGTTTATGAGTGGTAATCTCGAAGAGTATACTGTTAGAGAATCTCTTAGTGAGTGTTTGTCAACAAAAAGAAAAATTGAAAGGCAGTTGGGAGGACCTGATAGAAATGG